GACAGAGATTTTGGTTAAATATATAGAGGGGCTAAGTTCCTCAGAGAAAAATAGAACTATTAAACAAATCCAAAGGACAGAAAGAGCATTTATGAAAGTCCTTGGAAAAGCGCATGAGGGATAACCAATGGCAGACACAATAACTAGTGAAATCATAAGAGAGACAGCTGACATGGTGTTATTTACCTTTACCAATCAATCAGATGGTACTGGTAAAACTGACTTAAATGTGCTAGATGCCTCAGATCTCACATACAAACAGGTATTAGTAACCTTAGATGGTGTACCAGACACACCTTTTTGTATTGGTGAAACTCTTACTTTTAGTGGTACAGATATGGAATTTGCTGTAGTACAAAATTATGTGAGAGGTGCTTCTACAGTCACAGTTTATAGAGTAACTAGTGCATCCAATAATGAACCTATAGCTTTAACTAACGGAGCAGTACCAGCAAATGATGAAACTATTACTGGATCTGTATCTGGAGCAAGTTCAGCTGCAGTTCATGGTTCTACAGCACCAGCTTTGGTTGATCCAACATTTACAGTTAGAAGAGTTGCATACTCTATTAGTGGTGGAATGTCTTTCAAAATAGAATTTGATGGATCATCTTCAGAACAAATGATAGGTTTATACACTGGTAACGGAAATATAGATTATAGACACACTATGGGTGGTATTCCGATGTCAGCATCTGGAAATACTAGTGATGTTTTAGGGGATGTACAATACACTACGATAGGTCATTCATCTGGTGATACTGGAACAGTATGGATGGAAATTGCTAAAGGAGATAGTTTCAATACACCAAACTTTGAGGGTAATGGTAACCTTGGTTACAATATGCAACAAGTTGCTCGACTAACTAGAGGATATCAATAATGAAAACTTTTAAAGAACTTCTAGATGAGATAGCTCCAGTAAAAGTCCGAATGGACAAAAGTGCTGATGCCAAAGCAAAACGAAGACAAGCAAGATTAGATTACAAGAAAAACAGAACTCAGATTGCATTGGCTCGTAAGAAGAAAAGAAAACAAGAAAAATCTTCTGGTGTTGCAAAGAAGAGAGAACGAATGGCAGCTCAAGGTAAAACTCTTGGTGGAGATAGGATTCAAAAGAGAGTAGGATGAAAACATACTCAGAATTCATGGAAGCATTGACTGTTCAACAAAGAATAAAGCGGTCTATTGCAGTCAAGAAAAAATCTAGAATTGCTGCTAAGAGGAGGGCACTTTCAATGAAGAAGCCACCTACTCAAGAAAAGATACAGAAGGCAATAAAAAGAGCAGTAAGACAAAAAGCACTTGCAATCGTAGATAAACAGGGTATTTACAAGACTGCATCTGCTGGTGTTAAAGCTGGATTAGAAAAGAAAGCAGATCTAAAAGTACAAAAAATGGGTTCTAAGTGGGAAAAAAGGTTAAAACCTTCTATTAAAAAACAAATGAAAGATGCTTACAGAGAAAGAATAGCATCAAAAAATCCAGAGTCATAACGGAGAGGACCATGAAACTTATAAGCGAAGAAGCACATGACATAGAGTTTCTTACCGAAGCTTCAAAGGACGGAGGTAAGAGTTATTTTATTGAAGGTGTTTTCATGCAAGCTGAAACTAAGAACAGGAACGGAAGAATCTATCCTAAAGAAGTTCTTCAAAAAGAAGCTAAAAGATATACAGAAAAATTTATCAACAGTAAAAGAGCTTTTGGTGAATTAGGGCATCCAGATGGTCCAACTGTAAATCTTGAGAGAGTTTCACACATGATTGAAGAACTTGAAGAAGTTGACAATAACTTTATGGGAAGAGCCAAAATCTTGGACACACCATACGGAAAAATAGTCAAAAACCTTATTGATGAGGGTGCCCGATTGGGAGTTTCATCGAGAGGTATGGGTTCTTTGAAGGCTGGTAAGAACGGAATTCAAGAGGTACAAAAAGATTTCTATCTTGCTACTGCTGCCGATATCGTTGCTGACCCCTCTGCACCAGATGCATTTGTTCATGGTATCATGGAAGGTAAAGAATGGATCTGGGATAATGGGATAATAAAAGAAGCAGAAATACAAGAAATTAGAGAAAAAGTAGAAAAAACCTCAAGAAAGGACCGAGAACAGGTACTTGTTAGTGCTTTCGAGGATTTTATTACTAAACTGTAAAGTTTATATTTTTATAAATAATAATAGTAACCAACTTACAATAGATATAGGAGAATTTCAATGTCTGAAGAAATTTTGAACGAACAGTCTGAAGAACTGGAAGAAGAGCAACAAGCTGTGGCAGAATCTTCAGATGAAGAAATCGTAGAAGGTATGCACGATAAGAAAAAGAAACTGAAGGCTGCTTATATGAAATCTTCTGCCCACAAAGAGGGTGCTCATGAAGATGAGGAAGAAGAGGAAATGGATGAGGCTGCTCATGACAAAGATGAGGACGAAGAGGAAATGGATGAGGGATATTCCATTCCTAAGACAAAAGCCGGAATGATTAAAGCTCTTTATGACCAGTTAAATGGTATGAAGAAAGCAGAACTCTCAGATTCATTCGGTAAAATCATGGGTGCCACTTTGAAAGAAGCGGAACATGAAGATGAGGATGATGACGAAAAGAAGATGATGAAGGCTGGATACCATAAAAAGATGGAAAACAAAAAACTCAAGAAAGAAGATCTGGAAATAGATGTCAAAGATGACATGGATGCCTTAGTCGGTGGAGAAGATCTTTCCGAAGAGTTTAAAACTAAAGCTGCTACTATCTTTGAAACCGCTGTATCTGCAAAAGTAATCTCAGAGGTAAACCAAAGAATTGAAGAATTAGAAGAACAGTATGTTCAAGAAATTACCGAAGCAAAAGAAGAGCATAAATCTACAATGACAGAAAAGGTTGATGGATACCTCAACTATGTTGTAGAAGAGTGGATGACAGAAAACGAGTTGGCTGTTGAAAAAGGTATTCGATCAGAATTGGTTGAAGACTTCATGACAGGACTCAAAACTCTTTTCACTGAGCATTACATTGACATTCCAGAAGAAAAAGTTGACTTAGTTGACGATCTTTTCGGAAAAGTTGAAGACCTCGAGCAAAAACTTGATGAGTCAATCAACAATAATGTTGAGATGAAAAAAGAACTTGCAGAATTCAAAAAAGAAGATACTTTGAGAGAAGTTTCTAAAGACCTTGCTGATACTGAGAAGGAAAAACTTGGTAAATTAGCTGAGGGTATTGATTTTGAAGATGAGCAACAATATACAGAAAAATTAGAAGTGATTAAGGAAAACTATTTTCCTACTTCTACACAGAAAACGGAAACTATTACAGAAGAATTGGAGAACACTGAAGAGGAAGAAACATCTTCCGAGGTATCAGCCGATCCAGTTATGAGTCGTTACGTTTCTGCTTTAACTCGCAATAACAAATAACATTTTTAGGAGACAAAAAAATGTATCTAGCTGAAGGACTACAACAAAAGTGGGGCCCAGTCTTAGACCATGAAGATATGCCTAAGATTAAAGACCCATATAGAAAAGCGGTAACCGCCGTTCTTCTGGAAAACCAAGAAAGGGCCATGGCAGAACAAGCGCAAGCTGAAGGGCGTGGACCTCTTTCTGAGGCCTTGGTAAACTTGGCACCTACTGCCAGTTCATCTGGTCAAGTACAATATCAAGATCCTGTCTTGATCTCCATGATTCGTCGTGCAATGCCTAATCTCATTGCTTATGATGTTTGTGGTGTTCAACCAATGACAGGTCCAACAGGACTCATCTTTGCAATGCGTCCTAAATTCGACTCACAACAAGGTAACGAGGCGTTCTACAACGAGCCAAATACAACTCATTCAGGTGATGCTGGTGATGACATGGCATCGTCTGGTGCAGGTGCAACAGCAGCTGCTCAGGGTGGAACATATACTGCACTTACTGGTGTTGGTGTTTCAACAGCAACCGCTGAAAGTTTTGGTATCACAGGTTCAAGTGGTACAGCTAACGAAGACTTCCAGCAAATGGCATTCTCCATTGATCGTGTAACAGTTACCGCTAAGACACGTGCTCTTAAAGGTGAGTATTCAATGGAACTTGCTCAGGATCTTAAGGCTGTTCATGGTCTGGATGCTGAAACAGAATTGGCTAATATCCTCTCACAAGAGATCTTGGCTGAGATTAACCGAGAGGTTATCCGAACAATTTACTTTGCTGCTGAGCATGGTGCTCAACACAATACAGCAACTGCCGGTGTTTTTGACCTTGACGTTGATGCCAATGGTCGTTGGTCCGTTGAGAAGTTCAAGGGTCTGATGTTCCAAGTTGAGCGTGACGCCAACGCTATCGCTAAGACAACTCGACGCGGTAAAGGTAATCTCATCATCACATCTTCAGACGTTGCTTCTGCTCTTGCTATGGGTGGAATGATGGACGGCGGTGGAATTGATGACACAGGTAACACATTCGTAGGTACATTGAATGGTCGTTACAGAGTTTATGTTGATCCATATTTCAGTGCATCAGCAACAAACTTCTTCTGTGTAGGTTACAAAGGTGCATCTGCTTACGATGCAGGTATCTTCTACTGCCCATACGTTCCATTACAAATGGTACGTGCGGTTGGTGAGAATTCCTTCCAGCCAAAAGTCGGTTTCAAGACACGTTACGGAATCGTATCCAATCCATTTGGTTTCT